ACATCCTGCTGTACTGCCCGAAGGACAAGAAGCTCTCACTTCAAGTCTACAAGCTGGAAAACTATGTGGTCAAGCGTGACCCAGCCGGTAACACCGTTGCTATCATCACGAAGGAAACGACGGTATGGGAACTTCTCCCTGATAAGGTGAAGGAGATTGTCCCGCGTCCGCCTGAGGAAAACGCCGATCCCAACAAGAAGTACGAAAAGAAAATCGACATCTATACGGAAATCGCTCTTGTCGAGGACCGGTGGATTGTCAAGCAGGAGATTGAGGGGAAGACTCCCGAAGACTCCCGTGGACATTATCCGAAAGATAAGTGTCCGTGGATTCCGCTCCGCTTCGTCAAGGTGGACGGTGAGGACTACGGGCGCGGGTACGTCGAGGAATATCTTGGCGACCTCATCTCTCTTGAGGAACTGATGCGCTCTATCGTGCAGGGTTCAGTCGCCGCCGCGAAGATTCTCTTCATGGTCAAGCCGAACTCCGTCACGAAAAAGAAAACTCTTGAGAACGCCGAGAACGGGGACATTGTCGAAGGCTCAGCTGATGACGTGTCCACGCTACAGGCAAACAAGTTCAACGACTTCAGAGTCGCCAGTGAGACGGCTCAGAAGATTACGGAGCGACTTGCCCACGCGTTCCTGATGAACACAGCTATTCAGCGTCAGGCCGAGCGTGTGACGGCAGAGGAAATCAGGTACATGGCGCAAGAGCTTGAGGATGCCATCGGTGGCATCTATTCGCTTCTCGCACAGGAACTTCAGCTTCCCTTTATCCGACTCGTGCTGGACCGGCTGTCGCAACAGGGTGTCCTGCCTACCCTTCCCGCGAACCTCGTTGACATCACCATCGTTACCGGACTTGAAGCCCTCGGGCGCGGTCAGGAGATGGCGAAACTCGACACCTTCTTGAAGCATCTGTCCCCGCTTGGACCTGAGGTTATCGCTCAGTATGTGAACCTCGACAATTATATGACCAGACTCGCCACCTATCTTGGCATGGATTTGACAGGTCTTATAAAGTCCAAAGAGGAAATCGCTGAGGAACAGGCTCGTCAGCAGGATGCGATGCAGAAAGCAGAGATGCAGAAGTTGATGCTCAACAAGGGACCGGATTACATCAAGGCAGGAACTCAGGCGGCACAGGCTTACAACGAAGCCCAACAGCCGCCAACCCAATAAAGATCCATGAGAGGTTTGTATGCCCGAATCGGTAGTTGTTAAAGGCGACCCCACGCCGGACCCTGCTCTCAACCAGCAGGATAATCCCAACAATCAGCAACAGCAGAACAACGCACCCGACCCCAATCGCCCGGCATGGCTTCCTGAGAAGTTCAAGACCCCAGAAGACCTCGCCAAGTCCTATCAGGAACTTGAGCGTGAGTATACGAAGGTCAAGCAAGGCCAGCAGACGCCCCCGGCGAACCAGCAGACCCCGGCAGGTCAACTCAAGATTGACGAGTCTGGTAAAGTAATGGTCGGCAACCTCGACGTGTCCAAGTACAACAACGAGTTCGCTCAGACCGGGCAACTCAGCGAAGCATCGTACAAGGAACTGGAAGGCATGGGTCTTCCGAAGGCGATAGTTGATGCGTATATTGAGGGCCAGAAGTCCCTCGCCAACTCCTTCGTCGCAGACGTTCAGTCGAGCGTCGGTGGAGCGGAAGCCTACACTCAGATTCTAACGTGGGCAAAGACGAACCTCTCCCAAGAGGAAATTACGGCGTTTAACAACGTCTGTGAGAACGGCAATATCCCGCAGGTGAAACTTGCGGTCGCCGGAATCAAAGCCAAGTACGAAGCCGCCAACGGCAAAGACCCGAACCTCACTCGTGGGGATAAGGGCGGCTCCCCGGCTGTCGGTGGATTCCGGTCCTATGCAGAGGTCACTCAGGCAATGAGCGACCCGCGCTATCAGACGGACCCCGCGTACCGTCAGGATGTTATGGATAAACTCCGTACATCCAAACTCTTTTAGGACGTTCTCTTAGAGCGTTCTTCACCTAACTGAGTCAAGGTTCAACCAGACTCTTTGCCCTGTCTGCGGACGGGAAAACTCAGAGAACGAAAACCAGAGACTCGGGCAGGACCATTACAACTCCATACCTCAATAATCTCTAAAGGAGATAACAACAATGGCACTTCCCGATTACACCGTTTCAAGGCTTGGCCTCAAGGACGGTAACGCTGATGCCGTAGAGCTTTTCCTTAAAGTCTACGCTGGCGAAGTCCTGACTGCTTATGAGAAGAAGACCATCGTTAAGGGTCGGCATCTTGAGCGCACGATTGCTTCCGGCAAGTCGGCTCAGTTCCCCCTGACGTGGAAGGCTGTTGCGTCCCTGCACACTCCCGGCGCTATGATTGATGGGCAGTCCATCAAGCACTCGGAGAAGGTTATCGACATCGACGGCCTTCTGATTGCGCCTGTGTTCATCGCTTCTATCGACGAGGCTATGAACCACTACGAAGTCCGCTCCATCTACACCAACGAGCAGGGTATCGCCCTCGCGGACCAGTATGACCGCGAAGTCCTGCAATGCATCATCCTCGCGTCCCGCGACAGCGAGACCTTCACGGGTTCCGGCGCCGGTTCGTCCGTTACGGACGCCGACCTCGCTACGGACGCCGACATCCTCGCCGGTGCGCTCATGAGCGCCGGTCAGAAGATGGACGAACTCAACGTCCCCGAGTCGCCCCGCTTCGCGGCTTTCAAGCCCGCGCTGTACTGGCTCCTGCTTCAGAGCGACCTCGTCATCAACCGCGACTACTCCAACGGCGGCAACGTCCAGAAGGGTAAGGTGTGGGAACTGGCGGGTATCGAGATTCTGAAGTCGAACAACGTCCCGTCCACGAACATCAACTCGGGTATTACCAAGTACCGTGGTGACTTCACCAAGACGAAGGGCGTTGTGTGGCATCCTCAGGCCGCAGGTACGGTCAAGCTGATGGACCTCGCGCTTGAGTCGGAATACCTCATCACCCATCAGGGTACGCTCATGGTGGCGAAGTACGCCGTTGGGCATGATTCCCTGCGCCCCGAGGGTGCTGTGGAAATCGCCCTGCCCTAGTTGCGTCTAGCCACGCTAACCGGCATTAACCATTAACCCAACCGAAGGGGGACTTGAAGTTAAAACTTTGAGTCCCCCTTTTTGTAAAGGAAGAAAAATGAACATCGCTTTACTGAGCGAGCTTGATGCAGTAAACTTCATGCTGGAAAGCATCGGCTCCATGCCGGTCGCTTCCCTTGACGATTCCGGTGTCGCTGATGTCGCTATCGCTAACTTCATCCTCAAGCAAACTTCCCGTGAAGTTCAGTCGGAAGGATGGTACTTCAACTCAGACACCGATATTGAGTATACACCGGACATCGACGGATACATCACTTTCGGCGCGAACATCCTGCGCGTGACCCCAACCTATCGCGGGTCTTGGGGTTCAGACATTTGTTTGCGTGGTCAGAAGCTCTATGACCGCCGAAACAAGACGTTCGTCTTCACGCAGAGCTTAAAGCTCGACACGGTCACGTTCCTTGCGTGGACCGACCTGCCGGAAACGGCTCGTAACTACATCGCCCTCAAAGCATCCCGCCGGTTTGCACAGAAAGTTCTCGGCGCGGATTCCGTCTGCACTTGGACTGAAGCGGACGAGAAGGAAGCCCGGCGCGTCTTTGAGGAATATGAGGGTGACACGGCGAAGTACAACATCCTCATGAACAATCCCGGACTTCGGAGATAGAACTTCTAGTTCACTTCATTAAAAGGACTTCATTAAAATGTCGAACAGAATCAGCAGAGGGATTCCCGGCTTTCACAACGGAATCTCCCAACAGGCGGCGGCGAACAGACTACCCTCTCAGGTGGCTGACGCGGTCAACGTGTTCCCTTCGCTCGTTGAGGGGATGACGAACCGTCCCCCGCTGAAGCATATAAAGAAACTCAACACGACTCCCGGAATCTCGGACTATTTCGTCCACCTTTACAACCGGGATTCGTCCGAGCGGTATGTTGTCCTTATCGGCAACCAGACCATCAAGGTTTATGATATGGCTGGAACCGAGAAGACGGTCAACGCGCCGGACGGACTGACGTATCTGGCAAGTTCAAACCCGCGTCAGGACTTCGCGGCTGTCACCGTGGCGGACTACACGTTCATCCTCAACAAGACCGTCGAGGTCGCTATGGACGAGGCGGAAGAACCTGAGGATGCTCCCTACGAAGCTATCGTGTGGGTGAAGCGTGGCGTTCAGAGTAACAAGTACACCGTCACCCTCGGCGTCACGGACTATACCGTCACGACAGGCGACTCCAACAGCCCGGCAACCTACCGCACAGACCAGATTGCATCTGACCTCAAAGCGGCTATTGAGGCTGGCGGTGGTGGCTTCACGGTTTACCGTAAAGGGTCTGTTCTCAAGATTTCTCGCAATACGGACTTCACCTTTGCGGTGTGGGACTCCTACGGGGAGACCGGCATCAAGGGGATGAAGCACACCGTTGACAAGTACACCGACCTTCCGCCGAACTGTTGGGACGGGGTCAGGCTGAACGTCCTCGGTGACGGCAAGGATGTCATCACCGACTATTACGTCGAGTACACGTCTGAAGACGGCGCATCGGCGGGAGTGTGGAAGGAATCGCGGGGCTGGTCTCAGTCCAACCTGTTCGATGACTCCACCATGCCTATGCAGTTGGTCCGTGAACCGGACGGCACGTTCACGCTGGAACGCTGTCTGTGGGACGAGCGTATGGTTGGCGACGATGACACTTGCCCCCTTCCGTCCTTCGTTGGGCGGAGAATCAATGACATCTTCTTCTTCAGAAACCGGCTCGGATTCATCTCGGACGAAAACGTCATCTTCTCTCGGGCGGGGGAGTTCTTCAACTTCTTTCCCGAGTCCGTGACTGACGTTCTGGACACCGACCCGATTGATACCACGGCATCTCACGTTAAGGTCTCCATCCTAAACCATGCCGTTCCGTACAGTAAGTCCCTGCTCCTGTTCTCCGACCAAACGCAGTTCATGCTTACGTCGGACACCATGCTAACACCGAATGACATCAAGATTGACCAGACAACTGAGTTCGCTTGTTCGTCACGGTGCAAGCCCATCGGTCAGGGACCAAACGTCTACTTTGTAAATCCGCGTGGGAATTATGACGGTATCATGGAGTATTTCATGCAGGAAGATACTGTCACCAACGACGCGGCGGACATCACCGCTCACGTTCCGAAGCTCATCCCGAGCGGTGTCCACAAACTCATCGGCTCACCAAACACGGACATCTTCTTTGCGTTAAACTCTGACGAGCCGCAGACCTTGTTTGGGTACAAGTATTACTGGTCCGGCAATGAGAAACTTCAATCCGCGTGGGTGAAGTGGGAACTCTCGGCTGACAATGAAATCGTCGGTGGAGACCTCATTGACACGACCATGTATCTCATCATCAAACGGGCTGATGGGTTCCACCTGATGTCTATGTCCGTCGAGGAAGGCGCGATTGATGACATTGGCTTCCTCATCCTGCTGGACAACCGGGTTGAACTGACCGGCGTCTATGATGCTGGAAACGATTGGACCACTTGGACCCTGCCGTATGAACTGGCGACCAACATCCCGCTCACCGTCGTATTCAACGAAGATTGGGAAGATGCTGGCACGGTTCTGTCCCCCGTCACCCGCCCGTCTACAACGACGGTCCGCGCGGCTGGCGATTGGCATGACCACGCTGTCTTCATCGGTCTGCCTTACACCGCTGAAGCAACGTGGTCCCGGCAGTTCGTGAAGGAAGGCGGCGATGACGGCGAGCCGATTGTCGGTGGGCGCCTTCAGCTTCTCGACGGTACGATTTACTATGAGAACAGCGGCGGGTTTGAGGTTGAAGTATCGGCTACGGGCCGGACGACCCGCACTTACCAGTTGAACCGGCGGCTCGGAACCCCTGAGTTCTCGTTGGGTGACATCGTGTTTTACTCAGGCTCGTTCACCTTCCCCATCCTTGCGGACTCGCGGGAAGTAACCATCAAGATGAAGAACAGTTCGTATTTGCGGTCCTGCTGGCACAACGCCGAATGGTCCGCGAACTTCGTCCTCAATTCACGAAGGGCATAATATGGTCGAATACCTGTCGGACATCAAAGTAACGCTCCGACCGGCGACGATTGAAGACGCAGACCTGATTGGTCCTCGACTGCGACAGTCTGATGCGGCGGAACTACTCGCCGCGTCGGGCTTGTCGGCGGCGGACTCCCTGCGGTTTTCGATTAAGGCGTCGCAGGGCGGGTTCTGTATGATTGCAATCAACGACGATGGTGAACCTATCCTCATTTGGGGTGTCGCGCCGTCTTCCAATGATGGCGTCGGTATCCCGTGGATGGTTGCCACCAACGAAATCTATCGCGCACAATACCTGCTCACATTCAAGAAGCTGTGTGGGGAGTGGGTCAGGAAAATGAACGAGCGGTTCCCCCTGCTCATCAACTATGTGGACCATCGCAACGTGACTTCGATTCTGTGGCTTCAAGCCCTCGGATTCGTCTTCACGAAGCTTGTCCCTAACTACGGACACGGCAAGCTCCCGTTTTGGGAGTTCATGAGGGTGAAAGAAAATGTGTGGACCCATTACTGCCGGTATGACGATGGCAAGCCTCTCAACCTTCGGAACAATGGTGAGCGGGATGCTCAGTATCATGCAGGGTGTCTCTGCCGCGTCTGACGCTCAGAAGGCGCAGAACGCACAAATCGCCAACATCTATGCCCAACAGGACGCGAATAACAAACTGTTGGAGATGCAGTATTCTCAGGCTCGTCAGGCGCAGGATGAGGCGAACACCGAAGCGATGGTTGAGGAAACCAATGCCTACCGGAAAGCTCGGCGTGACGCCGCTCGTATCCGCGTTGCCACCGGTGAAGCCGGGCTTGGCGGGATACTGGCAGAGCGGCTTGCCGATAACCCGTTTGTTCAAGCGGGATGGGAAACCGAGAAGATTGAAACAGCCCGTGAGAACAAGATTTCCCAATCGCAGTACGAAAAGCAGGTCGAACGCCAGAAGGGAACCGTTCCAACGACGGTCCTCGCTGACAGCGGGGCGGCTGGCAAGCTGGCTGGCGGCGTACTGGCTGGCCTCACGAAGATTGGCGAGGCTGGTTACAAGCAGTACAGTCTGACGAAAACAACCAAATAACGTATCTTGAGGGATACCAATGGCACAGAAGATTAAGTACCAGAAGCTCCGCACGGCTGAAGTCGAACAGCGGAGCGTGAAGCCGGTAGCTGACCTAAAGCCGGTATCGGCAAAAGGGACGTACCATGAGACTGAAGGCGTCAGCGACAAGACGATTCTGTTGAAGACGCTTATGTCGGAAATGGTCCCGTCCCTTCAGCGTACCGGCGAGATGATTGAGAAGGATTACACGAAGCAAGCACAGGCTCAAGCGGCGGCAGACTACACAAAGGGCGGCAAGTACAAGAACACGACCGGCTGGCGCGCCTACGAAGACGCCTACTTCAAGATGAAGGGTGAAGCGGACGCGCGTAAGCTGGCGGCTGAACTCAAAGCTTACACCGAAGAAAACTGGCAAGCAGACCCGGCTGAATTTGAAGCGGGAAAGAAGAAGCTTATCGCCAAATACTCCGGTGAACTTGAAGTCCCCGCTTACGCCACGGCCTTCGGGAACATGGCGATTGAAGCTGAGGGGGCGGCAAACGCTCAGTACAAAGACCTGATGCACCGCGACACCGTCAAACGGTTCAAGGAAGACATGATGTTCAATCTGCAAGCTTGGCATCAGGAGTATCAGGCCGCAGTCCGCAACGGGGCTATCACTCAGGATGAGGCGGACGCCCGTATGCGCGAGAAGGTTGACGAGTACATCAAGACGGCAAAGAGCATCGGTCTTCGGGCTATCGACGTGACTACGACGGCTCTTGCCGCTTCGTCTGCTCACATGAACAACACCGGGGACCACGACGCAATCGGTTGGACGAAGGTTGTCGGCAAGGATGGTATTGCGGTGGTTCAGACGGCGTCGTCGCCGCTGGTCGAGAAGGTCCAGATGGAAGCCCTTAATGTCCAGATTCGTAAACAGGAAATCAAGGACTACGAGCGCAAGACGCGGGCGCATGAGGCGACGCGTTCTATCACAGCGAACCTCATTAAGTTCTTTGAGACCGGCGACCCCGCAACCCTGCAAGCCGCAGAGGATGCGCTGAATCTCAACTCCGACCCGTTGAACCCCGTGTTTGACCGTGAGGAAATGTTGATGATGAAGGAGATGGTCGAGGCGTCTAAGAAGGGCGCGTGGCGTCCAACGTCTGACCCCGGCACGTTCAAAATGTTGATGCAGAAAGTCGCCAACGGTTCCATCAGTTCTTCGGACCTGCGGACCTACGGCGGTCTCATCTCCAAGACGGACATGACCACGCTGGCCTATCACATCAACCAGAACAACGAGCGTCACCGCAACGCTGGTGTCAACACCAATATGCACGACATCTATCAGACGGACGATCAGTACAAGTCCATCTATCTCGCATCGGATGAGTTCTCTCGACTGAAAGATCCCAACGGTCAGCAGAAGTTCAATGAGTACCACGACACGATGTCGAAGTGGCGCGCGGAACAATGGCGCATGAATGGGAACACAACCATTCCCATTGAGGAATACAACAAGAAGGCAAACCTTGTCTTCAACCAGATTCAGACGAAGTACGACAACAACCCGTCTGCTCCCCCGACCTACATCTCTCATCCCGAAGTCCCGGCAAGTAAGTACGGGGAGAAACCCCCGCAGAAACAGCCTACCAGCGTCAAAGGTAGTGTGAAGAAGTCGGCGGCAGGTGTGATGAAAAACGCGGCGGAAGGAAACCCCGCCGTGAAGGAAGCGTATGACCGGGTGAACAACATGAACTAAATCCTTGAGAGGATAACGCATGGCAACGATGTACCAATCCGATGTCAGCGAGAACGTGTACGAGCAGGAGTGGGGTGAGCTTGCAACCCGCCCCACTCCCCGCTTCGACCCCTCGTTGATGAAGGTAAAAAAAGACGAGCTTCAGCGCGGTCTGCTTGAGGGCAGGTACACACCTGAGGCTGTGAACGAAGTTATATTCCGTGAGAAGTACGCACAGCTTGGTCTTCTGGACCTCGACAAGACGGACGTTCTCACGGGCCTCAAGACCGGCGGACTGACCGCTGAACAAGCGAACTCATGGGCAGACCACAAGGAAAACCCCGGCTGGTTCTGGACAAAGGAACTCGTGTGGCGTGGTGCTATCGGTGGAATCATGCGTGGCTTCCAGAACACGAAGGAACTGTTCGATGAAGCTATCGCCATGCTAACCCCCGATGACCCCGATGGTCTGAACGCGTTGATTGACTCCTTCGGTGGGGGGACGTTTGCGCCGGAAGGGACAACCGTCACCGCTAAGGAACAAAAGGAACTCATCGGTAAGTTAACCCCGAATCTTCCGCAGACGGACAAACCCGTCACCGGCGCAGGACAACTTGTCGGCGCAGTCACGCAGTTTGGCTCGGGGTTCATCGGTGGTCAGCGCATTATGAAGGCTGTCGTTCCCGGCATGAACTACCTCAAGATGGGACTCACCACAGAGGGTAAGGGAGTGCTGGCGGCGGCAAAGGAGGCGAAGCTCATCAATTCCTCGTGGGCGGATTTCGCTATGAAGTATCCCCGTGCGGCGTGGGCGACCGGTCATCTGGTTGAGAACTACGGCGCGGGTGCTATCACCGATTTTGCTGTGTGGGGACCGGACCAAGATCGGCTTGCCGATTGGCTCGTACAGTTCCCGTGGGCGAAGGATACCTTCCTTGAATATCTCACGTCGGACCCTGAGGACCACTTCACGCTGGCTCGGGCGAAGAACGCTATTGAGGGGGGTCTTACCGGCGTAGTGGCGGAACCCATCCTCAAGGGAATCTTCCACCTGCTCAAAGGTGCGAAGGGGTCCATCTGGACCAAGATGGGCTACGACAAGGAAGCTGTTGCCGACGTTGCCGCAGACCTTCGCGGAAAAGTCGAGGCAAAGGCTCAAGCCCTTGCGGAACCGCCGGACCTCGCCTGGGTGAACTACAAGCCCGGCATGAAGTCCACGGGCGTCAGCGAAACCAAGCTCCCCTTCGTACAGGAACCGGAACCCCTCATGAAGTCGCTGGATGAAGTCGAACTCAAGAAATTCCTCGCGGAGCTTCCTGAGGAACAGCGCGCTGGTGTCGAGATTAAACAAATCGGCAACGAGTTCGTACTTGCGGACAAGGCGTGGTTCCTTCACAACGATGCACACGACATCATCCTCTCCGACGCGAAGCAAGGCGAACTTTACGAGAAGCTGGTCAAGGGCGAGGCTGTCAATCCTCTTGAACTGATGAAGTACCCCAAACTCCGTGCGCTGGTCGAGGGTATCAGCGAGGGTAAGAACCGTATCCCGAGCGATATGGGCCTTGACGCGCTGACCCCGGCAAAGCAGAAGGAAATTGTGGACTGTCTCGTCACCATCATGTCAGGCGGGCGAAACATTGTGAAGGAAGGCGGTCAGCCTTTCCAGAATTGGGGGAAGTTCATCACAAACCCCGAG